ACGTGATTACTCTAACGGGTAATGTTATTGGTAATAATGTAGATGTTGTTACTCTAACGGGTAATGTTATTGGTAATAATGTAGACGTGATTACTTTAACGGGTAATGTTATTGGTAATAATGTAGACGTGATTACTCTAACGGGTAATGTTATTGGTAATAATGTAGACGTGATTACACTTTATGGCAATGTCATTGCAGATAATGTATACGTAACAAATAATATAGAAACAACGTCCGGGTTCTTTAAAGGTGACGGTGGTATTCTCTCGAACGTCACTCTTCAACAAGTTACGGATGCGGGTAATACGACATCAAATACGGTTCTGTTTACGAACGCACACACGGCGTTTACGACAGATCTTACGTCTAATGTAGGTGTTAAACTCAACCAATTAGCAAATGTAACACTGGAAACCGATATAACTTTAGCAAATGAACAAATACTCGTTTACGATGGTTCGAACTGGACCAACCAAAATATAGATCATACATTTTTACGTGTTAAAGCTAAAGAAGCTATTCAAAAAGGTAACGTCGTATATGTAACTTCTTCAACGGGTAATAATACGTTTAATGTTAAAAAAGCAAACGCTAATAGTGTTTCAACCATGCCCGCTATAGGCGTAGCTTATGAAAACTTAGCCGAAAATGGTGAAGGTTTAATTGTTTCATTTGGGCGTGCAGATGGTATGGTACTCGACGGGTTTACAGTAGGTAAACCTGTATATGTAAGTAATGTTGGTAATGGTTTGGTTTCAAATGTTAAACCACTTGCATCAACCGATCTCATACAAAATGTTGGTATAGTTGTTAAGTCACATAAATCTTCCGGTATTATTTCCGTGACGGGTGTTGGTCGTTCGAACGATATTCCAAATGCACAAGTTGTCACTGATCAACCCTCTTACGTTTACGTCAACAGCACAGGTAATGAACTCAAAAAGATACTCGCTTCAAATTTGAGTGCAAATAACCAAACTTTGGATATGGTCACGTCGTGGAGTAACTCAACACAAAATACCATACAATCAACACACGAAACAACCGGTTTCATATCATCGGGTAACGTTCACGTTGGACGTAATATTTTCATTTCTGGTTTAACGGATTCAATAAACAATTATCTAACAATGGCTGATAAAAATACAGGTGGTCTTATTAAAGCACCTGTATATGTAACAACAGGAGGTAAATATGTTATAGATGCAGCAGAAGCCGAATTTACTGGTAATTTAACGTTTACTGGTAACGCAACAACTTTTTCATCAAATAATGTTGTTATACAAGATAGAATTTTTGGTTTGGGTGCAAATAATGCAGTTCATAACCTCGATATGGGTATTTTGATGGAACACAAAGATGATGGTGATTATGCCAATGTTGCTTTAATATACCACGCAGATGAACATAGGTTTTCGTTAGGGTATACACAAAATACATTTACAGATGATCATATTTTGCATTACCAAGACCCTGACCATGTAATTACCTTTGATATACTAGGTAATACATTAGTTCAAAATAACTTAACTTTGGTACACGGTGATCTGACGGCAATAACAACAAACAGTAACGTCGTAGGGGATAATGTAAGTGTCATTACTTTGAATGGTAATGTCGTTTCCGATAACGTTGTTGCTACGAACATGTATGGAACAATTGCGGGTGCAAATAATATAAGTGCTTCGACAATAAGCGCAATAACTGTAAACAGTAATGTAGTTGCTGATAATGTTGTTGCTACGAACGGAATATATGGTAATATCAAAGGTCAAAATACCGTATCAGCTTCCACTATTTATATAGGTACAGATACATACAATCTCAATGGTTATGATTTACGCGTCGAAGGGAATACAGAAATTACAGGTAATTTACTCGTAGGTGGTACAACAACAACCGTAAACACCGAAAATCTTATTGTTCAAGATCCAATTATTCAACTCGGTAACGCAGTAGCTTCAGTAGATTCCGGTTTATTACTTGCGCGCCCAATAACTAATCCAGTGACAGGTAATGTATTCGTAGGGTACGACCAATCTGAATCTGAATTTGCAATTGGGTTTACTTCAAATCATGCAGGAGAATCTTCTATAACTGTAAAAGATGGGGTAAATTTTACTCTGAATGTACACGGTAACGTCGAGGCAAGTTACTTTTTTGGTGACGGTTCCCAACTTTCGGGTATACAAACGGCAACACCAACGTTAGAGAGTGTTGTCGATGAAGGTAACGTAACATCCAACGTTGTCCGGTTTTCAAATGCAACAACTGGTATTGAAATAACTTCAAATATTGATTTTGTAAATAAAATCACACTTAAATCAACGTATGCATCGAAATCGAATTTATTCGTCGTGAACGCGATCCAACTCGATCCAAGTTATGCAAACCCATCACTGAATGTTTTATCGTACAATACTACCACAGGCGAAATTTACGATTCAGGGGGTCAAGGTGGTTCGTCGTTCAATAACATAACGGAGGAAAATGCAAATGTATTAATTGGTTCGAACCTTACTATAAATTCACTAGGGTCTAACGTACTCACGGTTTCGGGTAACGTTTCGGCGGATAATATTACCATCGGGGGGTTAAACGTCGCGGCATCACCTTTTGCTTTGGATGACGTTGTAAGTGTATACGATGGTGCAAACGTAACCGCGAATGTACTCACACTTGGGGGTGTAGTGACGAATGTTGTTACAGCAAATACAATCACCTTGGCAAATAATCTAACTGTTTCAGGGAACACAACTTCACAAAACATAAAATTAACGAATACGGATATAACGGCTTCGGTAACTTCGGGTACGATAACGGTAGACGCAAAAGAAAAAACGTATGGGACAGCACCGCTCGTCGTTTCGACAACCGATGTTTCGAATCTCGTATTTTCAAATCTCATAACAGGTGCACAAATCGTTATACCTATACTCGCGAGTGGGGGTGCCATAAACATTTCCTCCGCCATGACGAACGTCAGCTTTTATGCCATGACATCCGATGTTTCAGTCACCCAAGACAAACACGCACTCATGACCCTATCGAACCTTTACGGAAACATTTACATGAATGCAATCGGGTTTTCGTAATTTAAAAAAAATAAAACCTTACTATAATATAAAACATGTCTGGAGGTATTGCTCAACTCGTTGCCGTAGGTGCCCAAGATGCACACCTCGTCGGTCAGCCCGAAGTTTCCTTTTTTAGATCTAACTATAAACGTCACACGAATTTCGCCCAAACTGTTGAAAGACAGGTTATCCAGGGCAACCCAGCCGCAAATGGTATGTCGACAGTCCGTTTCGAAAGAAAAGGGGATATGGTTGGTTACGTGTATATCGCCCCAAATGATGGTACTAAAGCAGTTACATTTTCACCAGCCGATTGGGTATCTGCCATTTCTAAAGTAGAATTGTTAATTGGTGGTCAAGTCATCGATGAACAAACGTCTACTTTTTCTCAGTACATTGCACCAACTGTATTAGCACAAAATCTCACGAAGTCTACTTCTGGGTTTGCTGAGGCGGCTGAAAGTAAGTTCTATCCACTCAGGTTTTCGTTCTGCGAAAACACACAATCGGCTTTGCCATTGATTGCACTCCAATACCACGACGTTGAATTGAGAATCACATGGGGAAGTAATCTCCAAAGTGCCAAATTTGAAGTCTACGCGCAGTTCATTCACCTCGATACGGA